AATATAAATTTTATCTACTACAGAGGTAACTATTTTTTTCATTAAGCTACTTTGTATATTTTTACCTAATAAAGGTACTGCATTTCTTTTTATAGCCATAGCATCAAATAATCCCTCACATATAATAACTGGTACATTCCAGTTTATTAAATGTTCATTTGGAATTATATCTCTAGATGTAGATGGATTTCTATATTTAACATATGGTTCTTTTTCAAATGAACGAGCAGTAAAATAATTTAACCTACCATCTGCATCATATGTTGGTATAATAATCATATTTTTATATAGGCCTTCTTTACAATAACCTATATTATACTTGAGAATATCGTATTTACTCACGTGTCTATTTTTTAGGTACGCGAGCGCGTGTCTAGCCATAATCCCGCTATTATCACCGTCATATAAACTAATATATTCATTAGGTAATGATACACTAGATACAACTTGTGTTTCTTTTATTGATTTAGAAGTAGTAACAAGGGATTTAAGTTCAGTAAATTTTTCAGGTATTACTTTTAATTGTTTAAATAAAGAATAAATAGTAGTACCCCTAGTATCACAAGCCCAACAATGCCAAGGGTTTTTACCTTCACGATTTTCTGTCAAATTAACCTCTAATTTAGGTTTATGGTGATGACAAAATGGACAATGGTATGCATAGTTGTTTCGAGCAGTAGCTTTGCCCGAACCCAACACAGAGTTTACTAATGTAACTAATAATTGATTTACCATATAGGGGTAATATACAAAACTAATTTTTGTTTTCCAAAAAGTCTTCAAATTCCATATCAGCTAAATCTTTAGTATAAAATTTACCTAATATATTATCATTAAAAAATTCATCTGGTTTTTCTAATACCTGATATATCATCTGGTATTTTATTTCAAAGTATGTTAATGCTTTTTTATTTGGGCACATTTTTAAGATAATACGCTCAAATTCATCTTTTTTACCTTCTAAAAGTAGTTGTTTAATATCTTTTTGGGATCCATAATATGTTTTCCAATCTGATTCTTTAACTACTAGTTTATATACAGGACGACGACCAACTACACCTTGTAGTTTTTCTAATTCTCGCTTTCCAATTTTTTGTTTTTTATTATGAAATAAGACTTTTTTCCCAATATATGCTTTTCCAGTGGGTTTATGTGTAACAATATATACAAAACCAAATGTATTTTCTGGAAATTGAGTGATGTCCCCTATTTGATGTGTTTTATAGGTCCAACTCATATGTTTGTTTTTTGATTATAATATAACTAATTTAGCTATAAATATCAAGCTTTTTTATTATAATTGGCTATTTCTCCTTCATTTTTTAAAGTTTCAACACCTTTCCAATATTTATTTGCATCTTCATCTTTTCTAGTTCCAATAAGTAATACATTATATTTACCATCTTGGTTAGAAGTTACTGTAAGTTTTGTAGTCTCTAAATTTATTAAACCAAAAGCTTGACCAAAATGACCATCAGCTGTTATCCATATTTGACTATCTTTATTTAAATCTTTATAATAATCAGGTAATATTATTTCAGCTTTATTATCAATAGTAATTACAGAATATCTATAAATATTATCTCCTGCTGTAGGTGATTCAACAAAGCTATGAATTAAGTTATGAGTTGCTCTTTTACTTGGTGTTGGGTGATCAATTTTGAATGAACCATTAGCTTTAGATAAAGTACCTTTTACACATAAATTACAAACTATAGTTTGGTTTGCTGCAGTTGTACTAATATTATATCCTCCTAATATAGCACTCCAACAATGGTTAGAACCAACTGAGTTAGAATAACCTCCTAATATAGTTGCTCCAACAGCTCCACTATTAATTGTGTTAGATACCCCTCCAACAATGGAAGAAGAAGGTGCACAAATCATGTTAGCATATCCACCTCCTATAAAAGAAATTTTAGCATTTGTATTAATTACGTTTTCATGACCCGCAATAATAGTAGAGTGGGTTCCACCTGCGCATATTATATTACATTCTCCACCACCTATAAATGTACAAGGAGAAGATCCAGTATTTCTCGTTCCTCCTACTATACTAGAGTAACCTCCACCAGATGATGTAAAATCTAATTTATTACATCCTCCACCTACAATTACGTTTGAACAAGTTGCTGTACCATGAATTAAACGATTACATGTACCTCCACCTATAAAGTTAAAACATGCACTAGACCCTCCTATTGTATTGCAACATCCTGATGTTATACTACTATATTTTGAATTAACACAGTTACTTTCACCTGCTCCAATAAAACTACAAGCTGTAGAACTTGTGTTTAGGACTCCTGCTCCAATAAAACTGTCAAAAGTTGTATTTCTATTACATTTACCTCCACCTATTGTAGCATTTTGACCTATAGATGAATGGTGGGATGTAACTGATCCAAAGAAAGCTCCACCATTATCTTTAAATCTTACAGTATTATCCCCATCCGTGTAAAAATTTATACAAGTACTTACAGTGCAAATGGCATTTCCATCAGCAATACCATCTAAATCTCCTATACCAAAATGAGCATTATCATCAATAAAAAACATTTCATCTGATCCTGGACTACCCTCACTAATTTCAATATATCTATTACTTACAGTTTTATATATTCCTAAAGCTGCACCAGGTGAATTAGTTCCTATAGCAATACTAGTTCCTATTTTAGCACAAGAACCTGAAATTGCTGAACCAGAAATAGTTCCATTTACTTTTAATGTAGGACCCATAACTATTTTTTCTTCATCAGCTGAATCCATTAAAATACAAGTGTTTCCTCCAAATCCTCTAATATCTACATCAAGATCATTTTCTCCTGCATTTAAACAAACTCCACCATCTACATATAAAGACGGTTGAGATACTGTGTTTATACATAAAGTACTACCATCATATATTAAATTAGCTTCGGCTTGTAATCTTCCATCTCCAACAGCAGTTGTTACTCTATTATCTGCATCAGTTAAAATAGTAATACTTGTCCCTGAAGTTCCTGTTGTACCTGAAGTTCCTGTTGTACCTGAAGTTCCTGAAGTTGCTGATGTGCCACTTGTACCTGAAGTTCCTGAAGTTGCTGATGTACCACTTGTACCTGAAGTTCCAGATGTTCCACTTGTACCTCCTGTACCATTTGTTCCAGATGTTCCACTTGTACCACTTGTTCCACTTGTACCTGAGGTTCCATGAGTTCCATTTTCTCCTGAAGTACCTGAAGTTCCACTTGTACCTGAAGTTCCTGTTGTACCTGAAGTACCATTTGTTAAACCTGAAGTTCCAGATGTACCTGATGTACCATCTGGGTTGTTTGTTTTGGAGAAATTACCATCAGAATCAACTACTACATAATTAGCTTCTGTTGAAGAAGGTATATTAGAAAATTTAAAACCTGATGCGGTTACTGGATATTCTACATCTAATGAACTTGAGATTATTAATGACATATTATTCTATTCTTATTGAAATTACGTTACCTGATCTATACAACCCACCTAATGGAACACCACCTGATGCTGCAGCTGTATCATCAGCAAAATTTAATGATTCTGAAACATGGGTAAGTATAATCCACCCATCTGCAGCATTACCATGAGTAATACTTCCTGAAATATTTAAGTTATTAACATATGTAGTACAATGTGCAGTTGAAGTTAAATTAGAACCTATTATAAATGATTCATTATGGGTTATACAGTTACTTCGTCCTCCTAATATACCTGCACAGTATGAACAAAGATAATTATTTTGTCCATTTACAATAGATGAATAACTACGTCCAGATGTTGCTTGTATGTGGTTATTTGTTCCTGTTCCTATAAACATGCCAGTAGCATTACCTGATATACAGTTAGCTTCACCTGTTACTATAGTACTGAAACCACTTCCTTCTATAACATTACAACATCCTGTTCCTATAAAAGCACATGAATTTGAACAAATAGAATTTGAATTTCCCGATCCTATAAATGAATTATTTACATTATTAAGAGTATTATTTTGTCCTACAAAAATACCACTATTATTTCCAACACTAGATGAACCTGTAACAATATTACAAATACCAGCTCCAATAATATTTCCACTAACTAATTGGTTAGAGTGAATTTTATTATTAGTTCCACCTACAATAGCAGCTGGACCATAGAGAGATATTCTATTACCAGATCCTCCTCCAATAAAACCACCGCAAGCACTAGTAGTAATAAGATTTCCAGTTCCAGCAAATATACCGTGGAAATTTCCAGAAGCAATACATTGTGCTTCACCTCCACCTATAATACTTCTACATCCCTCTATTATATTACCACAACCAGATACAATAGAAGAATATTCTTGGGTAACTGAATTACTAGAACCACCTCCTATAAACACACAATTATGAGAACCTGTGTTTTGAACACCTCCTACTACTACTATATGATTATAATCTACTGCCTTATTTCTATCACCTCCTGCTACAATTGAATATTCAGAAGTATCTATTAAATTACTATCTCCTCCTACTATTAATGAATTTATACTATCATTGGTAATTACATTTTTACAACCACCACCTACAAAAGAATGATTTGAATCTAATGATGATGTGTTTTGTTGGCCACCTACAACTGTACTGTATTGGCTACCATTACAATTAGAAGAACCACCTAATATATTAGCAAAACGTGTAGAAACACAGTTCTCTTTACCTCCTCCAATAAAACTACAACCTTGTAATCCAGTAATTTGATTACTATCACCTCCAACAAGTGCACTATTAGAATTACAGATAGTATTACTTTCTCCTCCTCCAATAAAAGAACATGCTGGTTGGCCTATTAATTTATTACATTTACCACCTACTATTGTAGATTCACCACCATCTTCTATAGAATGTACATTTCCATTTCCAATAAAAGATTGTGAAGAATCATGTATGTTATGTTGATATCCTCCTATAATAGAAGAATGTTCTGAATCTCCTGTTATAGTGTTTTGTTGACCACCTACTATGATTTCATATCCAGTTTGTGAGGATTGAGTGTTGAATTGTCCACCTCCTATAAAACCCCAAGGTGAGAAGTTTGTATTACATTCACCACCTCCTATAAAACCACAAGGACTACTTGATTGAATACAATTACCACATCCACTTACTATTGAACTATTAGTACCGTTTACACAGTTACTTGTTCCTCCTACTATAACTGCATTATTTGCAGCAGCACAGTTTAAAGTACCACCTACTAATGTACTGCAACTACATTTAGCTATATTTGATTTACCACCTCCTAAAAATATTCCTTCTCTACCAGACTCATTTTGAACTTGGTTGTCCCTACCACCTACAAGTACAGAATTACAAGAAAGTCCAGTTATTTGATTAGACTCACCTCCACCTAGAAAAGATGCACAACATGAATAACTAAGTAAATTATTATGTCCACCTACTAAAACTCCAAATCCTCCATCTGTTATATCATTACAACATCCACCTCCTATAAAGGAACAATTTGCTGAAGCTGTATTGTTTAATCCACCTGCTATAACATTATGAGAACCTTTTATTTGGTTTTTACATCCACCTGCTATAACACTAGTTATACCTGTTGCTCCATTACTACCTGTAATTGTGTTAAGGACACCACCTAATATAGAGCTACAACTTGCATCCCTTATTATATTTGAAGTACCACCTCCTATAACATTACTATATATATTTGAACTTCCAACTTTTTCTATAGTATTACTTTGTCCTGATCCTATAAAGTGATATGAACCATATTGATAGGTGTTAATACAATTAGTACCCCCTCCTACAATAACATTACCTACACATCCTTTTATTTGGTTGGCTTGACCACTTCCTATAAAAGTAAAATTAGTAGCTTGATATATAACATTATCATCCCCAGAACCTATAAAACTACAAGATCCAGAATTAATATTATCTAAACCAGCTCCAATACCACTATATGATCCAAGTATCCAGTTGCGGCAACCTCCTCCAATTGTTGAGTGAGTACCACCATTAGTAATAGTATTACATTGGCCTCCATTAACAACAGCATAACTACCTGTAACATTATTTCCTGTTCCATTTAAAGGTTGTATATTTGTGTTATCAGATCCTGTAGTATATACATGGAAACCGTTATGTACTTGAGGATCTATACTTGAAGTTAATGTTTTAAATACTTGACCTGTTGTATTATTATAAGTTAATACATATTCTTGACCTGTAGTTAATAAAAACGAAGGTTTTATTGATAATGAACTGGTTAAATTTAGTGAACCTGAAAGGGAAATAGCATAAGCATCAGCACCCGTAAATGCATCAACAGATTGTGATACGTGCCAGGATTGGACTAATTCTCCTTGTTGGATTTCTGATTCGTAGTTAAGTATTTTTGCCATTTTATATACTTGTTTATTATAAATATTAACTACCTATCTATATTTACTAGAATTGTAGTATCTGTTACAGCAGAGGTTTGTAAGGGTTTACCTAATTTTCCTACTGCTAATAAATTAAAATTGTTATCATACAAACCTACTGTGGTTATATAAGGTTCAAAATATGAACCTGTAGCAAAATCCAATAAACTACCATATGAAGAAGTTGGTGAAGGATCTGAAATTTGTGTGTTTGTTGATGTTGTGCTTCCTGTAACTATTGTTGGGTTTAGAGAATAATTAAATTCATCCTCATTTATTGTTATTTGATATTGGGTTTCAAATATTTTATATGAACTAGAAAATGACATAGTTACTTCACTTGAAGTAATAAAAGCATTAATAAATAATTCTGTTGCAACTTGATCTAACCCATAAATATCTTGACCATATCCAGCCCCACCATATACATTATCCGTATCTGCTCCTGCTAACTTAGCATCAAATAAAGTTACAATTCCATGTTCATAAATAATGTTACCTGCCATATATTGAACTGGAACATTATTTTCATTTTGAAAATTATAATATAATCTTCCTTCTCCATCATCACCAATAGAACCACTTGAATTATGTTCTATTAAAAATGATTGAGGTTGAATATAATCTCCAAATAATTTAGATGGAATTGAAATTACACCAATTGGAACTGATGCTGTAGCAGCACTTGCAGTTGGGAAATCTCTATTGGGCCATAAAGTTGTTTGAGCATAATCGTAAAAATTGGTAGTTTCAAACGGACCTACAAATCTATTACCATCTTCATCTGCTCCTATTACAACACTAGCAGTTGTGGCATTTCCCATAAAACCACCACTACCTGAAATATAATTTCCGTAGTAAAGTTGTTTGATTGAATCATATACTAATACTGAAGGTAACATGGAACTGGATATAGTTCCTGTCATAATACTACTTGATTCTAGGTAATTCCCTGATTGTCCTAAATATCTTGCAATACCAACATCTGATCCTGTTAGGGCATCACCCCCAACAAAATTAAACCCTTTATTAACTTCAAACGGGGATACAATTAAATCCTGTGCATTTAGTTGTTTGTAAGCGCTCATTCATTTTAGAAATCTAATTTCACTCTTACAAGAGCTTCTTTTGTAAAATCTTTCTGCAATGGCTTAGATAATTTAGCTACAGCTAATAATTCATTTGAATCATTATATAAACCTATTGTTGTTGGATATACAGTTGGGTTATTAATAAAATATGTATAAATTACTTCTCCAGTTGATCCTGAAATAAATGTTGGATTTTCTGAATAGTTAAATTCGGTATTTCTTGTTCTAACAAATACAAAATCTGATGTTAAAGTTTCTTGAGAATTTAGTTTAAAAACATCTTCAATAGTAGTATTCCCACTATCTCTAGCTACAGCTCCTGATGAAGAAAATACTGTGTAAAAATTAGCTGGATTTTGTGCATTTGTGTTATTAGTAGTAGTGGTAACAAAGCCAATTCCTTGGGTTTGATCTTCTAAAGCATATGGATTTAATAATATAGTTGAGATATCTGGTAAGAACCACCCATAGGAACCACTATTAGTTGTGTATCCTGTTCCTCCATCATATGAAGAACCATTTGATCCAGAAATTAATTGATAAACTCTTGTTGTACCATAATAATCAGGAACAGAAACCATATTTGAGTTATCAGTTAAATGTAAAGCAGCCATATCACCTGATGATGAAAGTACAATATTTGTAGATCCAGGAAGAAGTGTTTGTTTATATCTTGCTCTTTCTATACTTAATGCATAAAAATCATTATCATCACTTCCTGTAAATTCATTCCCCCAATTAAAATATGAATTTTCATCTTCCAAAATTAAAGCTCTATATTGTCCATATATTGTTGAAGTTGAAGATACATTAGGAACAGCACCATCATAATCAATTCCTCCACCACCATTTTTGTTTCCATAGGCAATTTGAAATTGAACTTCTGCTGTATTACTTATTGATGATGTTTGGTAAATGCTAATATAAAAAGGACCAGAAGCACCTTCTTTTTGTACTGAAGAACTTTGATAAGTATTTAGTACTGGGGAGTTATTACTCCATACTGTTGAAGTTACCGAATCGGAACTTACTACAAAATCTTCAGGATCTAATCTTTTAAATGCCATATTTTATTAGTTTAATGCTTGTTGGGTTACGGTTACTGGGATTGTTAATCTAGCTCCACTATCTAAACCTACAACGGTTAAAGTGGTTCTTAATTGAGTTAAACTACCAAATAAAGTATTTACTGTAGTTGCAGTTAAGTTAATTTGTGTTCCAATTACAGTTTTAGAAACACTAGTACCAATAGTTTGGGTAGCATTTTGATTAGCTGTAATAGCGGCTTCAGTTTGAATTCCTTGTCCTACAAAAGTATTCATTAATCTTACATCTCCAATAGTTGCACTATATCCAGATGTTTCAAAAATTTGTTCATTACCTAAGTAATTTAAAGTTTGAGGTGTAATTGATAATTGAGCTCCTTGTTTCAATACAATACTAGAATATCCTAGATCAAGTACAGGTAATTTGGCTGTACCTCTAGGTAAAGTAGTTAATTTGTATTTCATTATTTGATTTTCACTTGGAAATGCTTCTAATAGAGGCATATTATCAATTGCTTCACCATAATATGCAGAACCTGATGGGTGGTTTGGATTATAAAGTGTATAATCAATTTCGTCATCAGCTAATGCAAATTGTGTAATTTGGAAAGAACCATCATTTCTTGCTAATAGTTCTCTACCTTTTGTAGTTAATATAGCGTCAACTGTTACTACCGCGTTATTTAAATATCCCATTTTGTTATTTTTATATAAATATTGTTATATGTTATAAATATGTATTTTTTTTAAGATTGTATCACTCCTTTACTAATTAAGTTATTTATTATTACAGACGAACTATATTCTATATATTCCGAAGGAAATTCTGGTAATATTGTTCCAGGAGATGAAAAATTAGATGATGATATTGTAGAATTTGATGTTACTGCTGCATAAGGATAGTCAACATCAATATAAACTACTGTTGAATCATCTATTGGTCTTCTAATTAAGAAGAAATCTTTATTAATACTACTATTTACAGGTTTATTTAATCGTAATTTTATTTTACCTTGACCATTACTATCAATATTTTCTTGAGGAGGTGTTACATTAATAATTCTATAAGTATGTGCCTCAGAATTAACAAATCTAATTTCATCATTAACTTTAAACTCTAATGGTTTTGTAATAGTAGGGAACTTAGTATTAGCTGGTTCATAACCACCTTCATAAATATATGACGGGCCTGGGCTATAAGGTAAATAACCTTGATACCAAGCTGAACCATAAGCTTCATTAAAGTTTGGAGAAGCCATTTCTATATAATCTTGTTCACCTGATCCTGTAAATTGCCAGAATGGAGCAGATCCTGAATTATCTCCTATAGCGGAATCATCTGCACCTATAACTGAGAAATTTGTAGGTAAATAAGAATCACCACTATATCCTTGAGGATAAAATTTAGTTTTTCTATTAAGACCTTGTCCGGTTTGAGTCATATTACCAAATAGTTCAAAGCTAATTTTGTCTCCTCCTTTAATATTATAATTACCAGTATTTGCTTTTATATGCCAATCTATATGTTCAACAGGTCCACCATTTTCAACTCCACCATGTCGTTTCCACATTACACCTCTATTAATTAATAGATCATTAAGAACAGGGTTTTCAAATCTCATATAGTATCTATTATGAGCATCCATTTGAGGAGTATTATTTTCAACCCCAGCTTGGGTAACAAACTGTACCATTTGTCCATTTCTCCAACCACCACCATTTTCAATTGAACCTAGTACACTACCTAATTCTCTACTTTGACCTAGATAATATGCAGTTGCAGTTAAATCTTCTAATTCAAAAGGAATATTTTCAATATTACCTTGATAATCTTCTTTAATACATTTTAGGATTATAGTCATTTCATCAGTACCTGATTCATATAAGAATGAAGTTACAAATGTAGTGTCTAAGTATATAGTTTGTGGATTCTTTAGGTCAGATCCAGGAGGGGAATCTATAGAACTAGTAAACCAAAATTCTCCAGAAGATGATAGATAAGGAAAACCATCTCCTAAAGCTCCAGCATTATTATAGGATGCTGTAACTATACTTTCATCTGGTTTTAATATTTTTGAAAATGTATTTGATCCTCTAATCATTGCTTGTTCAGATGTATCTGGGACACCACTACCCATAACTGATACTCCATATATTGTTTTTGCTGCAGCATTACCTACATCATCATAGACTGATATTCTACCTGATCCAGAGAGTGGTATATCTTGAGCATAACCTTGACTTGAAGTTTGACTAAAACAAATTGGTTCATATCTTTGACCTACAGATGTAATATTTTTAAACCCATTTAATTCTTCTAATACAGAACTACCTGAAGTAACTTGTATTGATACTGTACTATCAGCTGGATATAATGTATTCATTATTTCATAACTTAGACCATTTAAAGCAGGTGGTAGAGCATTTTCTTGTTCGTCTATTAAATACCCTACATTAAGTTGAGTTACATTGTTATATAATGGATATGGATTTACTATGGATTCAAAATAAGCAAAATAAGCTAATCTTATTTCAATATTAGGTAATTGACCATAAGTACCAGTATCCCCATAAGTATATATATTAACTTGATTACAATTAGATCGTGAACCTGTATATCTAGGAATTGTCCATCCTGCTGTTGTATAATTGGAATCTGCAATAGCAGCTCTGATTGCTGTATTTTCTAATATTTGAGCTTGATTAACAGGAATTACAGGTCCTGATTCATTATTATAATCAACATCCATTAAATAGGTACTTAATCTTGCATTATTATAATTATTTAATAAAGGTTGACAATCTACTGCAAAACTAAATGGTAACACCCCATTTTCATAAAAAGTTGGAATTGTAAATTCTGTTGTAACAGGTGGTCTGTATACATTAGGTCCTAAATCAGGTGATGCTGTTAAAGGTGCATATTCACTTGTTGCAGGAGATATTTGGAAACTAGCTGAAGTAATTGTTATACCAATGTTTCCTCCTGTTTTAGTAACAGTATTACCCATTCTAAAAGTATCTCCTAAATTCCAACCAAAACCATCAGTTGTTGATCTTGGTAAGAAACTGCCTGAAAAAGAATATAATCCTGCTGATGAAGTAGTTAAGCCTTCGATTCCAGCTACTTCTCCACTTATCCATTGCATTTCATTCCCAAAAGTTGTTTTATCATTAGTATTACCATAATAGATATTTGGGTAAATATTAGCTCTAGGATCAGCTATTTCAGGTGATCCTTGTGTAATAGATTGTGTTACTCCTATACGTTGAGTTTGTTCTTCAGGAACATTAAAATCTACTGGTAGGCCAAATCTGAAATCAGAAGCACTTATATAATTACTCATTGAATATTCTAAATAGTACATTCCTCCAGCCATGTTTAAAGTTGAAGAAGTTGTTGCTAAATTACCAGGGTCATATTCTACAGGGTTTGTAAAAGGAGTTCCTGTCTGTGAAAAACCGTTTGACGATGCAGATGCTGATATATTAATTAATGCACCAGGGTAAAGACTATATGTATCTTTAGAAGATGCTGTTATAACAGTATCAACAACTTGACCATTTTGAGTTCCATCATTTATAGAACCTGTATATTTTAGGAAAGCTTGTATATCAACCGATGCTGTTACAAGTTGATTTAATATTGATGGAGTTTCAAACCATTGAAGATTTAGTGAATCATCACCTAATCCCAGGGATTTAAATGTACCATTTGAATTTAAGGCAGTAAATGTGCCTAGTGTAAGTTGTAAATTTTCAGTATAATAAGAATAACCTATTTGTACAGATTCTACATCCCATTCAGTCATATAAAATAAACAATTTTGATTAGATTTTAAAGCTAATCTATATTCTACTGTATCATTACCTTGTAAATCAACTATACTACCTACTGATTCGTTACTAAGAGAAAATAGGTAAGCTGCTCTTCTAACTTGTGTACTTCCTGTAGGTTCAGTTACTACTGCAGTAAATATTTGACTACCTGGCAAATCTTCAGTATCAGGAATTGTAATCCAATTACCAGATTGTGTTGATTTTTGTATAGAAGCAGTAGCGTTAAATACAGAACCTGTAGGAACATATGCAATTATTTCATATGACATTTTTGGAGTTAATTGTAGAATAGTTGCTGAACCATTTGATTGTTGTTGTGCTAAAGTCTCCCACCTGCTATAGTTTGTAGCATCCATTTGGAAATAACCTATTCCTTCTTCCTGTGTAGCTGACCAACTCCAATATTGTTGATTTCCTGTTGGAGTATCCCAATCATCATTGACTGAAATTAGGTTTGAACCTGAAAATGGTGCATATATAAGATTATTTTCAACTGTTGGACTACCAGATATTTGTAAAGATCCAAAATTATAATCTAAGGAAGCAGTACCATTTAATGCTACTCTAGGATGACCACCTGCACTTGAAAATGATGATCCTGTTTCAACTGATCCTGAATTACCAGGGATTAAAGTATTATAATTATCTGCAAATAATGGTGCACCAACTCCTTCATCAAAAGTAGAAGGGATAAATACTCCAGATTTATTAAGGGTTGTTCCATTTCTACCTGTAATATTTGAAACATAACTTCCAGCAGCATTATAAAGAACTTCAAATTTAGGATTGTTAGGTAAAAAAGACTGTGCATCATCAATACGTCCTACCCCTACTAATGCCCCAGTTACATCATCTATTAAAGTATAATAAGATGAAACAAATGTTTGAGCTACATAAAAATCAACGACGTTACTGAAAATAGAATTTTCATATAAAGTAGATTGTTGATTAAAACTATTACCAACTGCATAAATTTGTTCATAAGTTTGAGACCCTGTATATGCATCTAAAGCTTCAGTTACTGTATTATGTCTTCCTATACCACTACCAAAACTTGTTTTTAATACTCTTGATGCTATATTAAATAGACCTGAAAATTGGATACGTTGGCTTCTATTACCTGCAACTAATGGATTATATCCTTGACCATTATGTAAATTACCTATTTGGGTTGTTGTAGTTTCAGTAGTACCTAAACTTTCATCTGATGCACTATAATATATATCCATTTGGAAATTAAGTGGAGTATTAGGTGTTTTAGTTAAGGTATATGCTGAATAATTCCAAATATCATAAGGTGATTGTTGTTGTGATATGGGGTTTAACATACCCGCTGCCAAATATTGTCCTGAAACTCCTTCTAAGAATCCTAAAAGTAAAGGATTACCGTTACCACTACCACCAGATGGACCATACCATTGGTTTGGGGTTATAGCATTAATAGTTGGTGAATTATATTCAGGTGGAAATATAATTGATTTATCTTTATCTGAATAAACAGTTATGAATTGGCTTTGTGTTAATGATAAATTATCTTTAAAGTTATTTTGTTGCCATAAATCCGTTGAACCTGTTCTAGCATTTGATGAAGTATAAGAAGTATCAATTTTAAAACTCCAATTTTCAGTTCCACCATTTACTGAAGATGTTATAGGGAAAAAAGTTTCAGATGTTGAAGTTAATTTCAAATTATAACTTACTTCAGGAGAGTTTGTAGGTAATACTCCAGTAGGATTAGTATTGCTAATATGAGTTACTTCAAATTCATAATAAGTACCATTATCCGTAGTACTTGTAACACTATAATTATAAAAATAACCAAAGTAACTAATTTGTAGAGTTCCTTCTCCTCCTATATTGTCAAAATTATTAAAGAAAGGTTCATTATTTGTTCCACCTATACCTTGATTATATAATAAGATTTTAGTTACATCAGGAGCAAATCCAGTAATTATATTTGATGAATTAAGGAAAGTAGAATCTCCTAAACCTGAAGGGGGATTAGATGTTTGATTAAAATATTTAGTATTAAGTACTGATGAAGGATTCCAATATCTATTAGAACCATATTCTAAAGCTATTCTTAGTCTTACTGAATTAGCTTCAGGAATTATACCTAATATTTTATAAGTTGCTATCCCATCTCCAAATATTTTTGAATCTGGAAGGTTTATTTCTATATCAGTGTCAACTTCTAAATAGTCAGTTACATCATTTCCTTCTGAATCTATTCTTGATAATTTAATAGAATGTACATAATTAAAGTTTGGATTAGCTCCTGTGGTTGATAATAATGTAGGGTTAGTTGGATGTTGTGAATATATCCAAGCATCACCTTGATTTGGTTCATTATTAGGATCATTAAAAGTATCAAGATCAACTGTTCCTTGGTTTCCTGAGGTAAATCCTGAAGAGAATTGACCATTAAAAAATATAGGATTAAACAATACACCTCTATCAACTACTTTTAAATATGATCCACATGATCCATTTAATGATTGAGTAGCAGCAGATATAATAGAACCACTAAATTCACCATCATAAAATTCATGTTGTGTTGCAACATTTTCTACTCCTTTACCTTGGTAAGAAGCACTTAAAAATTGTGAACTACTATAATTAAAATAAGTACCATTAATAATAGAATAATCATATGTGTCTCTTGCCGTACCAATTACATCATAACTTTGTGTAAGATAAAATTTATTATCTGGACCACTTCCATCTGCACCCGAAGGATAAGATTGTAAACCATTAAATTTATTCATTATACCACCTGGTCCACCACTAAATTTATAGAGAGAAGATCCTTGAGTAGAATATTGAGGATAATCTGAAGATCCTGTATTATAATCTTTTGGTAGATTTGCTACTAAACCAGTTAATGTTTCATTTGATGAAGTAACTTGAGCTGGTCTTTGTCTATTTCTTTCTAATAAATGCTGTTTTACTACTACACCAGAAGATAAACTTGTTCTAGCAGGTGTAAAATCTTTGATCATTTTAAATAACGAATTATCAAAGAATTTAATTAGTCTGATAAAATCAACAACATCATAACTACTTATATATTTTTCAAAATAAGCATCTCTTAATCTATCTAAATCAGGATAACTATAATCAGATGAAGAAATAAATCTTGGATCACCTATATAATCCCCAATATTAAAGTATCCTAATTGAGCATTTATATCATCATTAATTTGATTAGATGGTGAAAAAGCAACTTCTAAATAATTAACATTTGGAGTATAACTTTGACTTGTAAATGAATTTTGTTGCAATGATCTCATTGAAGATAAAGCAGAAGATGTAATTACACCTTGAGAAGGTAAAACGTCACCCTCTTCATCTGGGTTGTTAAAATCATACCCATATGGAGCTTCAGCTAAATTATTGTCTTTTAAAATAACTTTTTCAGTTATTCTATTTTTCATTCCAGCAACAACTTGATCTTGGTATATATCCTCTACATTTGTATCCCAAGGATAGAATGTAGTTTCTATATAGTAATCGCTAGTATCTCCCGAAAAGGATTGTGTAATTTGTACTGCTGAACCTGTTACTCTAGGATGGATAGATGTTCTACTACCAGTATCTAATTGACTGCCTAAAGCGGCTCTAAAAAATAGTTCATTAGGGGTACTATTTACAGTATTACCTTCAACAGAATAAGGATTTACTACATAATCAAAAAATTTACTTTCACTAATCATTGGAGCAAACATTCTATATTCTTGAAATGCTCCTGAGAATGGTGTGTATGTTGTACTGTTTATAACATGATTAGATGAGTGGTTTAGGGAAGCAAATTTACTTCTATTCCATGACCTACCATCTAAATTCACTCTAGTTTCAGATCCTGAAAATCCTATTTTTCCGTTTATTTCGTTTGCAGCAAATAAAGATGCAGATACTGTTGAATTTCCAGTAACACCATCACCAATATAAGTTACTTGAACTGACCACCAATCTTCATCAAAGAAAGGAGCATATACACTACAAGATACAGATGGGTTATATATTAAATCTGGATAAAATTTTAAAGTACCCCATGTATCATAAGGACTTGGGATTGAACCAGAATACGAACCACTTACAAATCCTGACCCTGTATAATCTAGTGTAATAGCGGCACCTAAGTTTTGGAAAGTTGAATTAGCTCTATCAGTTATCCATAAAATTTGAGAATTTCTTATATCACTACTTGCTACATTATCTGTGGGAAGAGGTATAGGACCAGATTTAAATCTAAACTGAACTGTACCTACTTGGTTTTGGGATGGGAATTGGTTTGGAAAATCAAGATTAGGTAAAAAGGATGACGTTATAAAATTATCTGAGTCTTCACCCGTAATAAATGCATAATTAAATACATCTTGTTTTAAATCATAATCATGTGCTTCATTTCTATCTTTACCCCCAAATTCACTAATTCTTAAAATAGTATCAGGAATACCATAAGAAGTAATTAATGCTCTTATACCTGCTATTGTACCTTTAGTTTTAAGTAAATAAGGTATATTATGGTAAATACGTTTATATAATCGTTTATTAACGTCATTTAATGGGACTATATCATTTGAAGCAGATATTTTAGTATCTACATACTCATACCCAGTAGGAGTTGGTAAACTACCTGTTATATCAGTTACAGGGAATGTACTTCCTGATGGTGTAATACCTAAAAATGCTGTAAATAAATCATCAGTATTAAAGTTGTTTGAGTATAATTTTACTGAAAAATCTCTAATAGCATCTGCTACTAAATCTTTAGATATACCATAATCTAAACGGTTATCGGCATTAAATTTATTTGTTATATCTTTAGTATAAACCCAAACATTATCATAATATTGACCAACCATGTCAACAAATAATTCATATCTAATATTATCGCTATCATCTCTTAGATATTCTGGGATTGACCAGTATAACCAATCTCTATTATTTTCATCATAATTAGATGCTGATAAAGCTTGTCCACCATAATAAGGACTACTAGGGTCTGCACTACCTAACCAAGTTAATACTTCATTTGAACCTGTTGAATAAAGTTGGAATGGAGGTTCTGTATTAGATTTTGGATAAGAATATAAAGATCCACTATTAAAATATAGGAAATATTCATAACCATCAAAATTTTTAATTATATCATTTATTTGGTTATTTATAGCAGCAGTACTAGAGCTAAAAAATGATTCATTTATAGTATTACTTGTTACTAAACCGTAAAAATCTTCTAATTCATTACTTGCAGATTCTATTAAACTTACTTTATAATAAAAATTTTCTAATCTAGTTTTAGCAGAACTGAAATTAACAAAATTTCCGTAATTTTCGTAATCAATATTTATATTTATCTCTTTTTCATTTAATAAACTTTGAATTTGATTAACTGAACTAGTAATATCAGAATTAATTAAAGTACTATAAGAAAATTCACTTGAAGGAGTTGATGTTTGTTGTGATATATTTAAACTATAGTTAGGACCTGCTATATAACTAAAATCATCTTCAATTATAGGATTAAAAGGGAATATTACTTTATATAATTGAGGTGCAGATAATTCTTCTACAACCCACAATTCATCCTTTAAACTAAAATTACTAGGTAAAGGTTCATAAAGTTTAACTAATAATGTAGGATCAATATCTTCTCCTTCTTCTAATCTTAAATTATTAGCTATTACTGTTTGATTTTCACCAAAATTAAGATAAAAATCAACAAAATATTCAGAATTTTCTCTATACTGAATGAAAGAATTAGATGAAGATATGATTAACTCATTAGCTATTTCATTACTATCTAATCTAACTTCTGTTCTATCTGAAGAAATTTCTGATATAAAATATTTTTCTACTGGGTTTGATGAAAGTCTTTTTCTATAAAAATTATATAATACATTATAAGTTCCTATATCAAACTCATTAGACTTTAAATTTAACTCAGGATTTAATAATACATCTCCTTCTTTGATATTATACTGGGTTAAAGGTATAGTAGTGGAAGGATATATTAAAGTTTGGTTTTGATCATAGATATAATATTCAATATAATCCGTAGATGCTGTAAAAGCAGTATCTAGATTAGATTTAGCGATTAGCTTTTCATCTGAATTATCATAAGTTTGATATTCAAATGTTTGTGGATCTAATGGGGTTATTGTCGTTTCTAATTTCATATTTTATCTTTAATCTCCACTATCAACATTTTCTTCTGTACCACCACCTACACTACCTCCGGCAATATTTATTTCAATATCTTGGGATGTAGTAGCTTGTGTTGATGCTTCAGTTGCAGCATTTATTAAATTTTGATTAGCATTTACTAATTGAGATTCTAATTCACTTAATATTTGATTTGTTTCAGGGCTATTTGAAGAAGATGCTGCTACTTTTACATTTTCCATTTGGGCCTGTAGTAAATCACTTCTTAATTGTGCAATTTCTGCTTGTAAAGCTTGTATCTCTTCATTTACTTCATCAAAATTAATATAATCCCCACTTGTTCTAACTAAATATTGGTGAGAATTAGTTTCCCCTAAAGCGGGTATATCATAAAAAAGAGAATTGTATAATCCAAAGAATTCTTCAACAGTAGGTTGAGCTTCTAATTCTTCAGTAATACTAACTACTCCCAATTCATTAAAACTAGTGTCTATAGTTTTAGCATATTGGAATTTGTTAAAAACTTCTTTTCTAAGATCTATACTTTCTTCTGCCATTATCCATTAACTACTTTAAAGTAATAATTATCATCTTTAATTATTGTACTTCCACTAATAGTGGTTTGTATTAAAATTTTATAATATCTTTCTGGTTGTAATCCTGCCATATATACATCAAAGTAATTACTTTTATCATCACAACTTATTTTTGTAAATTGGGGGTCAAATTCTACTATAAACTCATTTGTATCTAAATCTTTAATAGCCCATAATGAACCATTTGGTAAATAATGATTAATAGTATCTATAGATTGGGTTAAAAATATTCTTGTTGGGTAATCTGGTCTGCAGTTTAATCTAAATCTATTAATGCTTTCACTATAAAATACACCAGGATTATTATCTAAAGCAACAAATATATCTGATGTACTCAAAGCTGGTAATGAACCAGTATTAAATTCTTGGTCATCCCATTTAATTTCTAAAACTGGTGGGTAAATTGTGTTAGTATCTACTGAGTAAAATTGTAATATTGGTTGTACAGCATCAGCTGAATTGAATTCTAAAGTATCTTCCCATTTAACTATAAACCCGTCATTCACTATATTAGTATAAGTACCTGCTATTCCTTTAGAACTAGAATACCATGTTTTTACTATATCAGATACATTTACATTTAAATCTTTGTTAGATCTTAAAGTAAAGGATTGAGATACTTCTATTTGCATATTTGGATCTAAAGAACCTGTATACCAGTTTCCACCTCCTATAGAACCAGAGTAAAAAGCAGATACATAAGGTTCTCCATATTCCATATCATTCTGTTTAATGTCTATTGATATATCAGTTAAAGTACCTGAAAATCCTAAACTAGCAAGTGTTATTGATGTTATTGTTACAGTATCTAATTCATTCCATGTAGAATCAGATGAATTAACAACTATTGAAGTAAATACACCACCATTAGCAGTTATAGTTACATTAGCAGTACTTTGGTTTGAATCATCGGTTATATTAGTTGTTGCAGAAGCATTATTAGGAGTACCTCCTCCAGTAAAGGTTAAACTGGCTCCAACTCTTAATGATCCAATTGAATCCCATTCTTCACCCCCTTCGTAAGTTCTATAATTCCAACTTACACCATTTGTTGTAAAAGGAGAATCTAAATAAGTACCTGTACCATTATTCCAAGATCCTGATATAGGATATACTTCAAGGTTTGTATTAAAGTCAACTCCTTGAGCGTTTGAAATATAACATTTTAAACTACTAGAAAATTGAGCTCCTCCTACTAAAGTATCAACTACAGTATTAATTTCGGGTTGATCAAATTCAACTAAATATCTAAATACTTGTGGTACAGGATTAATATTAACATTTAGATTTCCTACTTCAATAATAGGATCTATACCAGTATTCATATTAGGATAAAATGAATATATTGTAGCGTCTTGTAAAGGAAATAATTTATATACTGCCATAATTTTTTATTTTAATACCCTCCTATTGATGATCCCATTCCTTGTTGAAAAGTTCCTGTACCTAAAGATACAATTTTACCTTTTATATCCGTTGTAGGATATTTTACTTCAAATATCATAGGATCAATTGATGGGTAAATTACACCTCCTTGTGTAGCACCACTTATACTATAAGCATATTCTGAGTATCCAGAATTTGTTCCTGTTTTATTTGATATGTTTATAGATGCTACTGTTTGTACTCCAGGAATTCTATCTAATAAAACTGCTATATCTTTGTAAATAATTGGTTGATTTATTTGCCAGTTATCTATGTTAAAATATTCTGTTAATGCTGTTACACAATTAAATAATACTTCATTATTGTTATAATTTGGTAAAGTTATTATACCAAATTCACAACTTATGTTAATAACAAAAGCATCTTTTATATTAATAGTATCACCAATCATTCTATATTGGTTTATATAGGTTTGAAGGTTGTTTTTTAATGCTGTTGATGCATTATTTAAATTTTTATCTTGATTATAGGATAAAACATATAAATCTAATGTTGTATCCGGATCATTAGCAGCAGGTTTTTGGGTGTGAGCTTTTGCTATAATACCATAACTAGGAGGCATACTTAAAGCTCTTACTAAATAATCATCTGCTGTTACATTTCGTAATTGAGTATTAAAATTCGATAATGAATTTTGTCTGATTTCTTCTATAGAATCTCCATCTTGACCTCCACTTGCAGCTTTTGGATTATTAACAGCTGTTGAATCAAATACAAACTGAGCAATAGTATTACTACTAATATTAGAATTTATAAAAGTTATTCCTGATGTAGATAATTGGTTAATTGTATTTGCATTAACATTAGAATTTACTCCACCACCAGTTAAATATCTTACTGTTAAAGTTGTATTACTAGGAGCAATACCATAAGTATTTGTAAATACAAAATTGGTTGGTGAATATGCTGTAGTTAATTTGCTTTGTTCAAAAGGCAACCCTAAACCTACATTATCAGGATTAGGAATTACTTCCTCATCTGTTTGAAGAGGTTTACCTGCTCCAAATTGAATTTGAAGAGTATTTTCATTTAAAAATCTAGTTGTAAATCTTCTATTTACAGATTTAGTTTGAAGTAAATAAGGAGCATCTTTACTATCTACATAATTATTAGGATCATTTACATTTGTATTTTTGATACTATCAAAAACTAAATCTTGTCCTAGATAATCTACTTCATACCATTGATTTCCATCTGAATCAAAAATATCTATAATTCCTCCTATGTTACTAACATTTATTTCTATTGTAGGGAATTCTTGATAAGCTCCCATTGTAAAGTTTTCAGTTTGTATAGTTCCAGATGTTCCTAAACGGGTTTTCTTTAATAAGTAATATTCAGGTTCTCCACTACTTACTTGTGCTACAGAAACGGTTGTTGGGTCCATTGAATTAGATACTGTAAAATCAATAGGTTCTGTTATAATAAATGATTGACCTGAGGTTGAAGTTGATACTGTATTAGAATCTACATAAAGTGCATAATCAAAATCAGGAACTGTTTCGGTACCTTCTACTTTTGAAGGTATTTGTTGGTAAAAGTCTAATTCTACTGAAGCTAACCCTGTTACTTTTGGTTTATAACTAAACATATAAGCAAGATCATATAAATTATCAAATTGTCTTGCATATTGTAAGTAAGTTTCTTGGATTTGATTATCTAAATAAAATGATAAAACATCAGAAACATAAGCTGCCTGTTCTAAAAACATCATCCCTGGGGATGCAGGGGAAAAATCTGTATAAGTATTAGGGAAATAAGTTTGAGAAAAATTAATTAGCTGAGATCTAATATCATTAAAATCCTTATTTACATATACTATATCTTTATTTTGTACTGCCATTAGCTAAAGTTTAATTCTAAAGTATCATTTATACCTGTATTGGGGATACTATAAGTTATATTTATTTGTATTGTATTTTCATTTACACTTCTAAATACATCAACATCTTCTAAATCTATATTTGAAAAATTGGAATTAATTTTATCTTGTAAATCTTCTTTAATAAATTCAAGATTATTACTTTCAATTTGTGTAAAAATGTATTCTCTTAAACCCGCCCCAAAAGTAGGATTATCAACTCTTTCTCCAGGATTTGTTAATAAATAGTTAACTAAATTATTTTTTATTGAGTCTCTAGTTTGGTAATTTGATTCGAAAGCAATAGGACCACTAAATGGTAAATTAACACCAATAGCGACTCTAGGACGTAAATCGTTAGGATATACTCTTCTTGCTCCGAATGCCATAATTATTATCCTTTACTATTCATTAAACCCATTATTTGATCCATGCTAACATTTCCTTGTGGTAAACTTCCATTTGGAGAAGTTGTATCTACAGGACCAGTCATTTGTAAAGGTACATCATTTGATGTAGCATTTAATGTTCCATTAGCTCCAGGTATCATTCCACCTAAAACACTCATCATGTTTTCTCTTAATTTAACTTTATCAGTTTCAGGTAAAGATGATTGCATTACTGGATTAGTAGAAGAAGGTGGTGCTACATCTGTGGTAGAGGTGCCCATACTATTTTCATAAACAGTTTGTTTTGGAACACGAACCGCTTCAAGAAGAATATCTTTCATTTCTTCTTGGATTGCCTCTTTTACTGCATCTTTTACAATGGTTTTTAATTGACTTAATTTCATATTGTATCGTTTGTTATAAATATTAGGTTAATAAGCTTTTAAATCATTTTGTTGTATATAAAATATAAGTTCATCAATTAATATTTGATCTGATGAACTAAAGGAAGGTTCACCTTTTAATAATGTTACTCCTTGATTGTTTTTAGCAACAGCAAATCTACGTTTTAATGTACCTACAGGATTTTTATTATCTGTTTCTACACTAAAAGTAAACCCGTTAAGATTATTAATTATGGGGTTACCATCTTCTGCTTCCTCTTCTGCAATAGCTAATAATTCAGCATTAATAGCTTCTAATTGGATATCTGATCCCCCATTTTCTTCAGCACATTCTTGGATTAATTTATCTATACCCTGTAAAAGGATTACAATAGTTGCTGTTCCTGCAATTAAAAATATTAGTGAAGTTAATGTAGATCTATTCATACCATCATATTCTTCTTCTAATTTTTCTAATTCATCATTAATATGCTGTAATTTAGCTGTAAATGAATAGGGTTGGGCAAAGATTAAACCACCAAAATCTTTAGCAGGAAAAGTACCAATTGCCTGTGGTGCTGGGATAGCATCCATTGCTAATCTAACTCCTTTTAATACTTTAGATAAAGCGAAAAAAGCAGCTGCTAAAGCTGTATTTATAGCAATTGTAGAATACATTTGGTTTAATTGTCTAACTACTCTATTTCTGGTTCTTAATACATTATTTAAAGAAGCAGGGGTTGGACATGTTTTTCTATTTGCTTGAGATAATTTTGCTATACCAAAAGCTAATAATAATCCTATAGCTAAAGGAATAAGTTTAGATTTTATAGCATCTACTACTTTAGCTATACTAAATTTTCTAGCTGATATAATTTTATCAAAAAGATCCATTGATATGGCTGCTACTAAAGATTGGGCCTGATCAATTTTATCATTAAACTCTCGAGACATTGTTTCTGCTGCCTCATTTATATTTAATAAACTAGAGGCGGGGAGAGAAGTTTTTACTGTTCTATCTCCATTTACAATAGGAGATGTATTAGGTATAAACCCTCCTTTAGTATATAATAAAGCTATATTTAAAGGAACTTTTTGAGTAGCTGGAATTACAGGTATTCTAATTTTTATAGAAAAATTTCCTTGTTTATCTGTTATATCACTACCCCCAACAATTAAACCAGGTACAGGAACATATGCTAAATCATTAGGATCAGGGATAGTTATAGTATTAGAAATAAGTTCATTTTCTTTAACATCTTTTATTAATGATGGTTCTGGAACTTTAGCACCAAATTGAACAGGGCTTATTCCAGGTTGAATTTTAACTCCTTTTAATACATTTCCTGTTGATTTATCAAATAACCTCCCATTTATATTAAAAACTTCAAATTTAGGAATTTGACTTTTTAATTTTTCTTTTAACAATTGGATTTCTGCTATTGCTTTTTGTGAAGCTATCTCTGGATCTAGATTAGATTCTTTTAATCTTTCTTTTAATCTTTCTTTTGCTGTTGTTTTTTTATCTTTTCTTCTTTGTCTTCTTTGTTCTCGAGTAAGTTTTGAACCTAAACTAAAATTAATATCATCTTCACTTAAGTTTTGTAATGTAGATAAATCAATATTATATGCTTTAGTTAATTCACTTATTCTTGAAGTTATCCCAGCAATATCTAATTCCCCACCTAATAAAGCTTTACCTTTAGGTGTTTGAAGTGATTTATTTACTAATTCTATTATTTGATCTTCACCCATTTTTATATTGCTTTTACAATTTCAGAAGTATAATCTTTTATATTATTTAACATTATTGAAATTTGGGTTTTTGTAGAACCCGCAGTACCAGTACTTAAAAATAGTTTAGGTTCAGCAGAAAGTGTTTGACATAAAAATTGTAATTTTTTTAATAATTCCTTAAAATCATCCATAAATTTATCACCTAACACAACTGATTGATTAGCATTAGGATCTCCTAATCTAATTTTATTTTTTGAAGTTTGAAGTACTATATCACCTTCTTGAGAATATATTCCTATAGTCCCAATAGATGAAATTGATATAGATTTTTGGGAGTTTAATAAAATGCTATCTGCTTTTGCATTAAAAACTAATCTATCTGAGTTGAGAAGTACTTGACTACCTTCATATGTTGGGATAGATTGTGGTGGATTATCTTTAATAGAAGGATTATTTGTTATTTCTGTTTCTAAAGGTATTGTTTGGTTAGATGTTAGATATATAGATGATAAATCTTTATTTATATCTTCAACAATAGGTAAATATCCTTCATTACTTGAATCTTCAGGTTGACCATTTCTTAATATTGTTATAGGATTACCATTTTCTCCAGTATTTGACCAATTATTAGTATATGTTCCACTTTGAACTTTTGCTGTACTTCCAAGTCTAAGAGAATTACCCCATCTACCTTCTGTAATAATATCTCCTGCAAAAGCTAGTATAGGATGAATATTAGGTCTTTCAGAAAAAGTACCTCCAACTAATGGAGAATTATAACTATAGTCTATCTCTTCATTACTTGATTTACGAGTTTGTCCTTGTTCTATTGCTTGGTAACTTTTTTGTTCACTAGGTTGAACTTGAGGATTAGTTAATAAATCTGGGTAAGCATTTATGTGTTGGTTATTCCATATAGATATGGGGTTTAAATAGTAATATTGGGTTATATTGGTTTTTTCAACTACATTTTTAGATGGAAGTTTAAATAATAAAACAAACTCATTTACTAGTGGATAATTTTTCAAATAAGGTAAAAGAGGAGAAGCAACCAAGTTTGATTTAGTTGTTGTACTACTTAATTCTATTTTATCAAAATATATATTCCCAACTCCAGACCAACCCCCATTTTTATTAAAATCAGGATGTTGATCATCTAATATAATATCTACTACTCTAGCATAAATAACATTTTCTCTTAATTCCTCTATTTCTCTAGAAAAGTTTTTAGAGGTTGAAGAATCAAGATTTATTTGTTGATTTAAACTAGCAAATCCAAATTTATTTGCCATCTTTTTTCTCTTCGAAATTAGTATTAAGTTTATCTAATTCCTCCATTAATTGTTGTTTTTCTTCTTCGGTAATTCCCATTGATTCTTCACCACCACTATTATTAAGTGCACGTTGTACTATAGTAGCCATTTTAATTAATTGTTCATCGTTACGAACACCAATTTCCATATATTCTTTAATTAATGGAACTATTAAAGTAGCATCACCTATATCATTTATAAGGGGTTTTAATTCTGAAATTAAACCTGTGATTTGGGCTTCTTTTTTCTTTTGGTTATCGTAAATTTCACTTAAAATATCCGAAAACTTTTTTTTCTTAAATACAATATTGTCTAATGATCCCATAATATTATTTTATTATAAATATGGATATAGAAAAGATTTAGAATCTAGCGTAGCCGTTTTCTAAATAAAAAATATATTGTGATTTAAAAATTACATGAAGTTTGTCAGCTATTTTAGTAATTTTAGGAGTTTTTACATCTACCATTTCTCTAATATAAATATAAAGTGCTTTTTTATTAAACACTTCTAAACTTTCCCTTTTACGGAATAATTCTAAAATCGCATCTGCAATTTGAGCATCATTTTTCTTAGGGAATAATTCATAGATATTTTCTGAAACATGGTCTACGAATAAATCAACATATTTATCTAAATCACTTTTTACTTTTTCATCACCTTGAGTGTAAGTATGTGTTGAATTTTCTCCTGTTAAAACATCAACATCTACTTTTTTAATTTTTTTATTATAATTTTTAGTATTATATAATATTAACCAACGTTTAACTATAGTACCAAAATAAGAATATGCTTTTGCTCCTCTAGTTGGATCAAATAAATGTATTTTAGATAAAAGAAAAGTAATAATCTCATGCTGAAGATGTTCTAAGTTTTCTACCTCGGTATGGTAAAATTTAAAGGTATGGATAATATTTTGGGTAAGTTTAAAGAAAGGATAATGAATTTCGTCTTGATAAATTTTACTACGAATTTCAGGATCTGGTTCTTTATTATAACGGACAATTGCGTTTTCTGTATCTTGAGTAAAGTAATTTTTACTCTTTTTTCTTCTTTTTCTTATTTGAGCCATTATTGGTTTTTTCTAAATTGAGATAAAGTATTCTGAATTTTTTTAACTTCATTAAAAAACCAACCTATTTCATCATCACTTTTAAATATTTCTTTTTGGTCTAACTGTTTTAGTCTATCCCCTGAATATGTGATGTGTTCATCTATTTTATCAATAAATTCTTGTTGGGATATCATTATATCCTCTGCTTTTTCATTTTTTCGTAAAAGGTTGAAAGTCGTGTATCCTAAGATAACGACTAATAAACCTAATAATGCAATAATAATTTCTAATATCATAAACTATCTAACATACTCTTTAATCCTGGGCTTGCAACTGTATTTAGTGCTTTGGATTTAGTACTTGTCTTTGACTTCAATGTATAATTTTTCTTTTGGGGTTCCACGCTATCTTGAGAAAATTTTGGGAGCCATTCTTGTTCAAATTCAATACGTGCAGCCATTAAATCAGCTTGATGTAAAATGTAGGGTAAAGAAGTACGAGGTTTTTGTTCAGGCATAAATGTTTTTAAATATTTTTCATTAGCAACATCATATAAACCATCATGAGTTTGAATAGCTACCATTTCATTAAATGTATAAGAGATATCATGTTGTTGAAGTAAAAATAACCCACGATCTGGTACAGAACAAAATGCTAATTGTTTATTAAACATATAATCTTCACCTAACTTATCTTTTCTCCATTGATCAGTTTGGGGGATATAAGCGTCGTGATCTTTATCTCCTAATTTACCTAAATCATGATTAATAGCAGAAAATACTAATTCTTCCTTAGTAAATGTAGTCATATCACAACCCATTTCTTCCCACATATCATATAATTTAAGCGCACCCTCAACTACTCTATTTACATGAGCAACATAACCTCCTGGAAAAGCCCCATGGTATTCTTTTTTATGGGCAGCAGGCATTAGAATTATACGTTCTTCATAACGTTTATAAAAATTAAGTAATTGTTCTCCCCTATTTCCTGAGATATGTTCTTCAATGTTAGATAAGAAATCTTGCCAATTTGCCTGGATTTGTTCTGCTGTTAATTTCATAACTTTTATTTTATCTTAATTTATTTTGTTCTTGAGGAGAATGAGGTTCTCTTTCAATCATGGATCTTATATCTTCAACTAAATCTTGAGCTTTACCTATATTAACTCTATAGGATTCAATTGGTTCCTGAGTGTTTACAATGCGTTGAAGATTAATTAATGTGTGGTCTAATGTTTCTAGTTTTTTGTATAATAGTGATCTATTTCTCATAACTTATAGTTTATTTTATATTTGAACAGGGTATCCCTTAACCCCTTTATTGCCTTTATTTCCCCACTCCTTCTTATTCCAAAAACCCTGTAATAATAATGTACGAGAGAATCTTTGGGTATCCAAGTTATTTTTTAAATTCTTTCAACTACTTGTTGAATATTAAAAAGATGTGCACATTTTTCATAATCCTCTATTGATTCAAAATATTTAACAGCATTATCTAGTGCTTCATAAAATATTTCAGGATCAAAATTAATAATAGCATTTACATCATCATGGTTATCTAAACTTATTACCTTAATGTAAGTCCATGCTCTATTATAAACAGTAAACTCAGATGCTTCTTTAGTAGATTGAACATTATAGTTTGGTTGTTCTTTTTTAAGAAATTTTTCAAGTTTTTGGTGAAATATCTTATGGTTTTGAATTAATTTAACAAACATTCCAATTTTAGCAAATGGACCATTCATAAAATCTTTGATTTCATCTTTAGTTTTTTCATCATCGATTTCTTTCCCATCAACAAATAATTGAAATATTTTATTTTTATCAATCATCTTTTCCCTCCAAAATATTCTACAGCATGTCCTTCTGTAATTAATAATTCATTTAATTTTACATCACCTAAAAATATTTCTCCTAAACATCTACCATATTTACCTACACCTTGTGAATGTAATACAAACTTATTATTATGCTTGTTTAAAATATCTTTAACAAATGCTTTAGCAGCTAACCCCCTAGCTTTTTCTTCTAAATCTCTAGTACGTGATTCTGCTGCATTAACACCAACTAATCTAATTCTGATCTTTTTCCAAGTATCAAAACCTAAATCAATAATAGCATCAATGGTATCCCCATCAACAACTCGTTCACATTTAGCTTTATATATGTACATAATGACGTTTAGTCATAAATATGTACTATTTATCTAATTCAGCTAATTCTTGTTCGATTTGGTCTTTCATTTGTTGTAATGAAGCATACTCATCTACAACATATACTTGGTTAGGATTATTAGGATGATATTTCCAAACTTCTTCAATAACTGTTTGTACAGCTAGTAAATCATTAATTAATTCTGCTTTTTGATAATCCAATTGTTGTTGTTCTGTTAATCCTTCCATTTTATTTAAATTTATTTCCAATTAAGTTAATTACTTCTTTTGCTTCTTCCAAACTAATTTGAAAAAATTCTTTACTATTATTTACACGTTGTGCTTTTAATTTATGATGTACTTCTCTTTCTACCATTTCCCCATTAAAACATTGATATGCCCATTCTACTTTATAGGGTAAAGCAACACCTGTTGCTGAAGATATTTGTTTAGCTCGTTCTTCTGGAAATTTTTTAGTATAACCTATTTTTAATAATCCAGGTTGAGATGGGTTTGATAATATATATACCCATTGATCTCCATCTCCTTTATCAGCATATAAACCATATTTTTTATCCGTATAATACGTTACTGTTTCCCATCCATCCCCTTTTTCACTGGGTGTTAGGGTAAAATATCTAGCATGTTCTAAATCCGTATTCCCATAATTTTCTTTTAATGGGATAAATTGCTTTGCTTCTTTAACTGTAATTTTACTTAAACTCATTCGAATATAATATTAAATTCTTTTTCTATCTCTATATCATTATTAAATATGGCTTTAACAAATACTGTAGCTGTATCACCTACCATTTCATTATCAAAAAATATTTGTTGACGAGGTGTATAATTATATTTACTATATGTTCCTAAATCTTCAAAATCAGAATTAGGATTATAAGAATAACCTGCTATATTAAGTGGTGGGTAATTTTGTGCCATATCTTCAATAGTATACGTTAAATTACCAACTGGAATTGGGTTTAAATAACCACCCCCAGTAAAATATCCTAATATACTATATAATGGAACTGTAAATGTTATACTATCAATCCAAACCCAATAATTAGAATCATAAACAGTTTCAACTAAAGGTACCCCATTAACTACATAATCCGGGTGTAATTCATCTAATTGTCCCTGAATTGTAAAGTAATTATAACCTTGATGTTCAATATGGAAGTACCCATTACCATCTTGATACACCCCAGGTGATACTAAAGAATCAATTTCAAAATAAGCATCACAATCTCCATCTAAACATGGGTAAGAAATAAGCTCCTCTGGGCTACATGCCCAGAAGAAACTTATTAAGGTTATGTAAATCAACTTTTCCATTATGCTACAAACTCTAATGCTTTACTAAACATTTTCTTATTCAAGTCTTGATCTTGCTTGAAATTTTTAATAATTCGAGCTTGACGTGGTTTACCTTGAATTGTAAGATATTCAAAATTACCTTCCATAACATTCTCTTGAACACGATTAAATACTTCCCACAATCCATTCCCAATATCTTCTGAACGTTGAGGATCTAAAACTTCCTGAATTGCATCTTTATTGTAGGTATTATTTGTACCTTCAACTCTCATATCAAGAAATGATTTAGCTAAATTAAACATTTGCTCTTCATTAAGCTCTGTTTCTTTCATTTTATTCATTGATTCAACAGTTAAATCAAGATTACCAATAATCTCTTTAATTGTATCTTG